GTTACCGGCGCCACGAGACTATCCTGATTCAGGAGCTGCTGCATCTGGTCTACCCCCTCAGTGATGTTATCCAGGTTCATCACCGGTTTGATCTCGGGGCTCAGGGTTGACTCGTCAAGGTAACTCGAGTAGTCAAGACCGTCCATAGCGGCTTTCATCGACCCGGTCAAAGTGTCGCTCAGGTCGGAAATAGCGCCGATCGCCTCACCGGAGTCCCTGAGACCGTTGGCCAGACCCTGAATATTGTACTGGCCGATCTCGTAGAAGACCCGGGAAGGTGAGTGAATTCCGAAGAAATCTTTCGCCTTGGCGATGGCCCGGTTGGCCAAGTCCCTGATCTGGTTGACGACTCCCGAAATTCCGTTTCGAATGGCGTTCTTGATGCCATCAACCAGGTGACTACCCAGTTCTCCGGCCTTCGACTTGATGCGACTCTTGATCCGGTCGATGCCCTCCATGATGAAGCCTTTGATGGCGTCCACCAGGTTCCCGCACGCGTCATACAAGCGATCCTTGTTGTTGCGAATAGAGTCCGCAAGACCGTTTATGAACTTGATCGCGGTGTCGAACGCGGCGTTAACCACCCTGGGCGAGTTGTCGCCGATGGCCGTGATGAAGGTCACGATGGCGGTAGTGGCGGCATCAGCGATCGTCGGAATCCAGTCGTTCAGGCCTTGCAAGAAGGACAGAATCAGGTTGGCTCCCGAGGCCACCAATGTCGGCATGTTCGCCGTACAGGTATCGATGAACCCGATGATCATGTCGAATGCGGCCTGCGTCACCTGAGGCGTTAGCTCAACGAACTTGTTGAGAATAGCCATAGTGACGACTCCGAACGCCTCGACGATGGTCGGGGTTGAGTTGATAGCCGCCTGAGCGATCGCGGTCATCAGCAAAGTGATCGTATCAACGACCGTCTGCTGATTGTCGACCAGGACCTGGCAGAAGTTGATCAGCGCCTGCGCAGCGTTTGTACCGAGCGAAGGCAGCATGTCGATCAGGCCCTGACACAGTTGCAGGAAGAGTTCGACACTCTGACCACCGAGGGACAAGAGCCCTGTGAGCGCCTCGATGAACGCTGCTAGACCGATGGCCGCTAGACCGACACCTGCACCGATAAGCCCGATGGCCACGCCCAGAGCCAGGAGTCCGATAGCTGCACCGGTTGCTGCGTACCCCGCGACGACCACAACGGCCAAAGCCAGCCCGAGACCCGTGAGCCCTTCGAGCAACTCAGCCCATGACATGTCGGCCAGTGCTTGGAGTGCTGGAACCAGGATTTGAATGGCCAGGGCCGTCAGGATAATACCAGCGGCTCCCAGGATCCCACCATCTGCAAGAGTGGTAGCGATAACCAGAGCCGCAAGCACCAGCCCCATCATGGTGACGCCCTTGAGATAGGTCCCCCAGTCCATGGAGGCGATGTTGGCTATCTCAGAAGCTGCCAATTTGACGGCGAGGACCGCAATCATCAAAGTGGCTGCACCGGTGATGTTGGAATCGCTGAAGTTCATCGCGACGATGAGACCAGCGAGCACCAACCCCATCATGACGACGCCCTTGAGGTAGTCGGACCATGGCATTGCTGCGAATTCGGAAATAATACCGCTCAGCTGCTTCAAGACATAGGCAATGGCCAGGAACGCCAAGGCCGAACCGATGCTGACCTTCTTGTTCGAGATCTCGGCGTAGATTCCGACGATGACGAGCAACGCAGCCAAAGCCAGTTCGCCCTGAACGAGGCTCCCGGTATCCATCTCCCCAAGGTTCTTGACGACCTTGGTCATAACGAGTGTCGCCGCGGCCATGAGGTTCATCGCCAGCCCGAACGAGATGAACTTCGTCTGCTGACGCGGAGACCCCATAGTATTCGCCAGGACGACCAGCATGCCGATGGCCGCTCCGACCCCGACGAGGCCCTTCATGATCCCGCCCCAGCCTAGAGAAGCGACGTTCTGCATGGCGTGTCCGAGGATGATGATGCTCGTGCAGACCAGAATCAAGCCGGCTGCCTGAACGATCATCTTGCCCGATGAGACGGCGCTCATGGAGTCGTTCATCTTCTCCATGGCCTTTGTTATGACCGTGAATGCAACGCCGATGGCGATTCCGGAGGCCATGACGCTTTCCGCGGGAACCTGAGCCAGGATCCACAAGGATGCCGCCAGGACCGCGATAGCAGCCGCGTAGATGAGCAGCGTTTCCGCCTTCACCTTGCCGGTAGCCGCTTCCATGCTTTCTGCGTATCCATCGATGACGCCCTTAACGCTGTCGCCGATTCCGGCCCAGCCCTCGAACGTATCTTTCATGGCCTTGAGGGTATCGGTCACCTTCTTGGCAAGGACGACGAATGTGGCCAGAGCACCGCCCTTCACGAGGTTATCGAAGAGCCCCTGCCAATCGCCGTTCTTGAACTGGTTGAGGATTCCGCCGAAGATCGGTTCTAGCGCATTCTTGATCTTACCGCCGACGAACACCGCGAACTCCCCGAGCTTTGAGAGGAACCCGATGATGTTCTTCAGCAGGTCGAGGAAGTTCGACCACCCGGAGGAGACTTTGCTCCCCAGATCCAGATTCTTGACGAACTGAGACGTCACTGAAATGGCGCCTCTCACCCGCTCCGTGTAATGCGAGACGATCTCCTTAAGATCATTCCACGCTTTGGTGAACGGAGACCAGTCGATGTTCCCGGACTTCATTCCGGAGAACACGTTACCAATTCCAGAGCCAACTGCGGCGACTGCGGACTTCAGCTTATCTGTCCAGGAGAAGTCGACATCTCCAAGACTTTCTTTGAAATCACTCCATTTTGACCTGAGCTCATCGACGTGCTTGGCCAAGGCCTGAGCTCGAGGGGAGACCCAGTTAGCAATGGTGTTGCCCCACACCATGGTGCGGTCGGAGAGATGATCGATCTTGTCGATGAGCTGGTCAGTCAGTGGAATGAGCTTGTCAGCGAATGACTTGCCCCATCCCTCGGAATTCTCATCCGCTCCACGGAAGAACGCGACGATCTTGTCCTTGAGCTGTACGAACCATCCGCCGGCCTTCTCCGCAGCGGCTCCCGCAGCGCCCACAGCTGTTCCAACGGCGTTCACCGCGTCACCAACAGGGCCGCTGTCGTTCTTGAGCTGCCTGAAAGGCTCCAGGATCACTTCTTTGATGACGGTACCCGCGATCTTCATCGCCTTCCACAGTCTCTCGACGGCATCCGTGAGACGATCCCATGTAGAGGCGTATTCCGAAGTGAACCCCTGTTTGAATCCGGCGACGAGCTGCCTAGTCCAGGTGACCGTGCGAGCCATGGCGTCCGCCATCTTGTTCGAGGCGTTGGTGATCGCGGTGATCACGCGCTCGGACAGATTGAGGGACTCGTACCAGTTTCGCACCCAGTTCACAGCGTCCCGGATGACCCCGACAAGACCCCCGGTGGACCTGATTGCTATACCGAGAACGGTCGTGAGAATGTGGAACGCTCCGAAGAGGACTGAGCCGACGATCTTCGCCAGGTCTACGAATATGTCAAGACCCAGCTTGGCGACGCTGAACAGAGCCTCGAACGCCGAGGTGATAACCTCCATCGTCCGATCGTTCATGACCAGTGTAGCCGTGAAGTCGGCGAATGCTTTCGTGACGTTGTAGAGTCCCTGAGCCGATGGTCCGGAGAACACCCTCCCGAAGGCGTTGCCGATAGCCTGAATGGGTTTGATCAGTGCCTCGAAGGAGTTCTTCAGTCCACGCAGGAGCTCGTCCCGACCGCCCAGCTCCTTCCATTCCAGAAGCATCTTGTTCCTGGCGCTGGAAATATCGGAGATCTTGGACGTGATGACGTTTCCGATACTGGTCCAAAGCTGCTCGGCTTCCTCGAAGTCGCCGAGGACGATTCGCCAAGTGGTAGCCCACCCTGAGCCAAGTTCCTCTTTGACTGTTCCGACAAGCTGCGAGAAGGTCTTGATATGGGTTGCGGCGCCTTTAGCGGTCTCCGCGAACTCCATGATTGCCTTGGTCTCCTCCTCGGTATAGCCCATCGCGCGGATGGCTTCCTCGGAGTAGTCGCCAGTCATCAGGCTCAAGGTCTCGAGCATAACCTCAGACGTGAGCCATCCGTCCTGCAAGGAGTCACGGAAGGACCCCTCTTTCGCAATGGCTTCATCCACCGCCTCGCCGTGAATGCGAGCAGTGCGTTTCAAAGCCTCTTGGAACTGCTCACCGCCCATTCCGGCGTTAACCACTGAGTTCCAGTCCATAAGTCGAACCGTACCGGTAGCGATAGCCTGCGAGAGCTGGTACATGGCCGTTGACGCCTGGGCACTGGTTGAGCCAGAAGCAGCCGCAAGGTTGCTCAGACCTTTGATGGCGGATACCGAGTCCTTCAGACCCACACCGGCTGCCGTGAAGGTACCGATATTCCGAGTCATCTCGGAGAAGCTGTAGATAGTCTGGTCCGCATACGTATTCAACTCGTCCAGGGCAGCGTTGACACTGTTGATGTCCTCGCCCTTGCTCGCAGTGTTGGCGAGAATCGTTTGAACCGAATTGAGCTGCATCTCATACTCTTGAAAGCCGTCGAGCGCCGGTTCAATCGAGAGGGACTTGATCAAGTCCGCTCCGACGGAGACAGCTTTCGACGCAATTCCGCCAAGTGCTGCGATTCCGGATACCCCGAGAACGCTCATGTTCGAGATCAGGTTCCCGGCGCCGCTGATGGCCTCACCGAATGTCAGACGCCTTGCAGAATTCGCGACGTTGTCGAGCCCCTGGGTGGCGCCCTCCATTTTCAAGCCCGTGTTGAGTTTCTCGACGGACTGGAGAGACTCCGCAACTCCTGACTGGAACTGCTTGTTGTCGAACTTCAGGGATACGACTTTATCTTCAATGGTACTCATACGGAATTCACCACCTTGAGCACTGCCTGCTCGATCTCGTCGAATATGGGTTTCATGGCCGGATTAATATAGTCCCTGCCTTGGACATAGCCGCCGGTTCCGGTGCCATGTCCGTACTGGAGAATCACGGCGATGTTAACACCGTTGACGACGTGAGTGTTCGACCATACGATACGGCCGACACCGGACCTTTTTTCGATGTTGTAGGTCCAGGATTGCGAGGTGAGGCCGGTGTCAACGGGGGTGGCATCGCTCAATGCGTCCACTCCCCGCTGACCGCAGTCCTTGAGTACGTCGAGGTACTCCTGCTCTTTGAGCTTGGTGAGCCACGCCTCAGTCTTGACGAACTTGCCGTCGAGCGAGAGCGAGACGCTCACTTCTGCTTGGCCTCCAGAGCTATGACCCGATTAAGGATGTCGAGGTAGCCGTTGACCCATGCGATGGTAAGAGGCATAAGCCATTCACTCGGTGGATTCTGATATGGATTCACCTCTGGCTTCCACTGACCGCCTTCCCCTTTGACGAGCTGGCCGTCGGTGATGTAGAGGTGTGCAACGTCGAGAGACGCAGCCTGGTTCACGACCTTCTGGTAGTTGTCCTTGGTAACGTCGTGGATAACGTGCCACCAGCGAGTGGCCGGCTCCTGCATCATCCGGTCGGTCATGACGGGCTTCGTCGCATCGTTCTTGAGGTAGGTCTCGGCCTTCTCCTCGAAGCACATGCAGATGTCGAAATCCGCGCTGACGAAATCATCGGCGATGTTCGACCCTGTGTTGATGACGATGAGGAACTGCTTGCCGTAAAGATCACGAATTTTCTTGAACAGCTGCCTGTACCAGTCGAGTCTTGGCGCCTGTGCACCCCAGCCATTGACCACCTCGTCGAGGAAGACCCCCTGACATTCGTTCGGGTAGTTCTTCTTCGCCCAGGCGATCTGCTGGAGGATGTAGTCCTGGGTGTACTTGTCGACGTCGGGTACTCCTGCGCGAGCAGGGTCGTTCTTCGGAAGCTCGGCAACGCCGTATTGTGTCTTGACATAGAAGACACAGCGCTTAGCTCCGGCGGAAAGCGCTCTGGCCGCCTGCTTCTGGAAGTCGGCGTCGAACGTTTCCCAGTCTCCGCTGTTCCGGTTCATGATGACAACGCCAAGGGACGATCCGTATCCGAGAGTTCTATTCCATTTTGACGTCGCGCCGTTGTAGTAGTCCGGCCAGAAGTAGGTTACCGGACTGTAGTACCTGTGCCCCTTGACGAACGGCGAAACGTCCTGGGCCAGTAAGTCTATCTGTCGCTCGAGCTCTTTTGTGTCGCCGCCGTTGGCGCCCGGCACATCCAGAGACACGTCTGTGACCCTGGAAGCGTCGAGCGCAACGAGACGATAGGCCTCAGCCATGCCGACGTGACACCAAACGCGAGCTTCGAGCTTCTCGCGGTAATCGACCTGACCAGTCAGACGCCCGGAGCCGTCCACGAACTTGACGAATGTGTCGCCGTCGAGACAGTCCACCTGGACGACGGACCAT